ATTTCATAGATGTCATTGTCTTCATCTATTTTAAAGGTAATATTTTTTAACATAGTATTATTTTTATTAAGTTCATTTATATTATCCAACAAGTACAGTATTTAGTTTGTAAAAGTAGTATAATTGTTTATGTGATAATTTTAGTGTTGAGGTATTCTACTCACTCTCTTTACTTACAATTATTGTTTCAATATATTGTAATGTAATTCCAAGTACAATTAGTATTATTAAATCATGTATCATAATAGTGTGACATTAGGTAGTTAAGTAAAGTATAGTAGTGGGCAAGTGTCACAGTTTTTACACTGTGTACTTTCTCGCCCAAGTTGGTAAGTTATTACTATTAGTGTAGTTACCATACTTCTGAAAACATTCCATTGTTTCTAACTTTTCTTGATTTGCACTATATACTGCATCATGGTCATAAGTGAATGTTTCATTTTTCTTGTTAGTAAAAGTAATAATTGTATTGTTACCAATTAGTGTTTTTCTGATTACAAATCTTTTAGTAGTTAAATTTGACATAGTTAATTAATTTAAAGTTTTATATTTTATTTACATTATTATTATCCAACAATAGTAGTATTTAGTTTGTAAAACGTAAAATGTTTTATAAAAAATAAATAGTAAAGTAAATTGTATGTACAAAAGTAAAAGCGAAAAGCATGAAACGAAAACGAAAAACGTAAGCGGGGCTAGTGTAAAAAAAAGCGTTTTAGTTACGCAGGCCAAGGTAGGGGGGAGGGGGGCTATGCAATACTACTATATACATTACACTAAAATTTATGGTCTGCGAGTAATAATATATTCATGGCTTATATACAAACAAAAAACCCTATTGTTAAAACAGCTTGTGGTAGACGCAGAGCAGGTGGTATAGGTAGAGGCTTTACGCTAACCGAAGAATCACCGATGCAGAAACGTAAACCAGACGTTAGGCGTACTATAGGGCCTGGTAAAAACTTCAACAAAGCTAGATCTACAGGTACCGGTGCCGCGGCAGGTGGTGGTATGACTAAAAAGGGTGTTGCTGAGTATCGTCGTAAAAATCCAGGTAGTAAGCTACAAACAGCTGTAACTACTAAGCCATCAAAACTAAAACCAGGTAGTAAAGCTGCAAAGCGTAGAAAGTCGTTTTGTGCTAGATCAAAAGGCTGGAAAAGCAAAAGAGGTTTAGCTGCTAGACGCAGATGGAACTGTTAATATACATGTTATGAGTAAAGCAAAACTTAGAGAAATATCAAGCGAATTAAAAAAAGCTAGCAATACGCACGGATCGCAAGCTAAAAGAATAGATGCATTGTTAGAATCTACATCTAGTCCTCTTAAAAAAATATCGGCTGCTTGTAAAGCTGCTGCTAAACGTAAGTTTAAAGTATGGCCTTCAGCTTATGCTTCTGGTTGGGGCGTAAGATGCACGCGTAATCCTAGTAAATATTTAGGTAGAAAAAAGAAAAAGTAATGTTTAAAGACTTTAAAATAAAAAAGTACTTGGACAAAAAACCACCAAGCAATAGTTCTTTTACTACGATGCAAGAAATTAAAGAACTTAATAAAATACCTATTAATGTTAAGTTTGTTAAAGAGAAAGATGATATTGAAGCATCGTTTAAACAAATTATTGATAGGCATAAGCTAGAAGTGCCTAAAAATTTAATAAGTAATCTTATAGAAGAGTCTTCAAAAATAATAATGAAGATAAAAAAACACCATAATAGACCAAGACCTAAAGTAATGGCTAAAAAATTAAATATAAAGTTTGATGATAAAGAGCTAGATTCAATGAAAACACCGTCATACCCGTCGGGTCATTCAGCTCAAGGCGTTTTAATAGCTAAAGTATTGTCAAAAATGCATCCAAAACACGCCAAAGCGTTTAAAAAAATGGGTGAAGACATATCATATAGTAGAAATGTAGCGCATGCTCACTATAAATCTGATAGTAATTTTGGAAAACAAATAGGTAGTGACATGAGCAAGCACATAAAAGATAAAGTATAATGTATAATCAGTCAAATAATCCGTTTAAAAAGCGTATGGGTAAGTTTCAACACTCAGACGCGCCTGATGCTAAAGGTAAATTTAAAAGTTTATCAGCTTCTGCGCTTGCTAGTTGGATGATTAAGTCAAGAAAAGGTAATTTATCAAAAATTATTAGTAGTTTAAATCAACAAGTTGTATTTAGAAGAAACAAAGATCCAAAATATGCTGCAAAAATGCGTAGAACTATGGATATTGTACGTAAAAGACTAAATAAAAACAAAAAATCATAATTATGGCATTTAAAATGAAAAACAAAGAGGTTATGAAGCTAGCTAAAGAAGCTGGCAATAACAGAATATCACCAATGAAAAAAGATGATTTACCTCCGATACCTGGATCTTACGAGGCGGTAATGGCGGGTGAAGATCTTGGTGCTATGGAAAAGTTGTATCAACACATGTTCAACGAACTCGATTACGCAAAATCTAATGCGAGCAAAAGAAGATTAAAAGACATGATGGGCAAGATAAAAACAAAAATGGATTTGGAAAAAGTGCGCCAAGGAGTAGTTACGCCCGCTCAAGATTATTATCTTGAAGACGAATTTAAAAATATTCCGTCTAGACAAGACAGACTTAAGTAGTATTTAAATGAGTAAAGCTTATAGAGGTGTTTTAAAAGCTCGCATCGCTAAGATATACGGCGGTGATGTAACTATAGAAAAGTGTAAAAAGCTAAAAGCTAGACCTAGCGCTACACCTCGAGACAAGCAACTATGTAATTGGTTTATAAATATGCAAACAAATAGACCTTCGCCAAATAAAAAACGTAAAGATCCTGTAGTAGGTACAGGTAAAAAGCCTAAAGGCTCAGGTAGACGTTTATATACGGATGAAAACCCTAAAGATACTGTACCTATTAAGTTTGCTACTGTAGCTGATGCTAGAAGAACTATAGCTAAAGTAAAAAGAATAAATAAACCTTATGCTCGTAAAATACAAATACTAACAGTATTAGAGCAAAGAGCTGAAGTTATGGGTAAGATGGAACAAGCAAGGCTTGCAAGAGCTGCTAAAAAACAATTAAAAGCACAACATGTACGATCAAACAAATAATCCATTTAAAAAAGTTAAAGGCGGCGGTACTAGAAAAGTGTGCCTGCCTGCTGCTAAAGTTCGTAGCATGTCGCCTGAACAACGTAGAAAAGTTGTTGCTGCTAAAAGATCTGCAGCTAGTAAAGGTAAATACAAAAGATCAAGTAAGTCGTTCGTTAAAGGTGCTCGTAAAAAAGGCGCTACATTACGCGACTGGTTTAAAAAAGAAAACTGGGTGCAAGTAAGTAATCCTAGTAAAAAGTGCGGTGAAAAATGAGAAAGCAAAAGTTAACAGCTACTGCTGCTCGTATGAAGGCTATAAGAGATAAAAAAGCCGCAATGACAGCTGATCGTAAAGCTAAAAAGGCAGAAAACCAAAGAAAACGTAGAGCTGCAAAGAAAAAAGGTGTTAAGCTAAAAGGTAAAGACTACGATCATACTAAAGGTAAATTTGTATCTGTTAAAGCAAACAGAGGTGGTTTTGGTAAAGGCACAAAGAAATAAGTAATAGTATAAACACAAACAACTTAATATTAAGAAAATGAAAAAAGGTCCGATGAAAATGGCTAAAAAAACAGCCATGAAAAAGAAAAGCGAAAAAATGCCAATGAAAAAAGATCCAAAGACAGGTAAAGAAATACCTGCGTTTTTGATGAAAAAAGGTAGTGCAATGAAACTTACAGCTGCACAAAAGAAAAACTTAAACCCAGGTTTACAAGCTGCTATCAAAAAATCAGAGGGCGATGTGATGAAGTTGAAAAAAGAAGCTATGAAGCTTAAAAAGAGTTCTTCAATGATGATGAAAAAAGCTGCAATGAAAATGAAAAAAGTTTCAGCTATGAAAATAAAAATGAAAGACTCTGCTATGAAGCTTAAGAAAGCAGCAGCGATGAAGATGGGGCATAAGAAAAAATAATTCGGAAAGTCCGAATACCACGTTATTAACCTAAAACCAAATTATTATGACGTATTTGTATTACAAACAAAGTAGTACGTGGACAGGTAGTTCACAAGTAGACGAGAAAACCAAAAAGCAATGGGAACACCTAGCTAATAAAAAACATTGGCGAATAACCCAACTGCCTAACGGTTATTATCAAACCGAAGTTTCTCACCCTAATGACGCTGACAGATGGTCAGATGTTACAAGAAGAGAAACCCTTGAAGGTGCTGAATTAGCAATTGACGGAAGTGTAGAGCACTTTACTAAAAAGCTTGAAGCAACTAAAGGACCGAAAGTAGTTAAGACTTTTGAAGAATAAACTCAAACCTAATTAAATTAAATTAAATAAAATGGAGTATAATAATCCTAGTCTCCTTATCAAAGAATTAAACTTTGGTAAGGATGCTAAAGCTAAAATTAGCGCTGGTGTTAAAAAATTAGCTAGCGCTGTAAAATCAACACTTGGTGCATCTGGTAAATGCGTAATATACGAAGATGCTAGAGGCAACCCAGTCATCACAAAAGATGGTGTAACTGTTGCAGAAAGCGTAGTTCTTTACGATCCAGTAGAAAACATGGGCGCTACGCTAATAAAAGAAGCAGCACGTAACACTGTTAAAGAAGCCGGTGACGGCACAACTACCGCGACTGTATTAGCAGAGTCTTTGTTAAATACAGTAAACTCACCTAACTATAAAGACTGCACCGCTCGTGATCTACGAACCGGTGTTAATAGTTGTTTAGCAAAAATAAACGACTATTTAGATTCAATTAAAATAAACGTAGATAATGACATGCTTACTAACGTAGCTACTATTAGTTGCAACAACGATAAAGAGTTAGGTGTTATTATAGCAGAAGCTTATACTAAAGTTGGGGATAATGGCGTTGTCTTGATGGAAGAGTCAGAAACTGAAGAAACTTATGTTGACATCGTTGATGGCGTACAGTTTGACTCTGCTTTAACTTCATCGCATTTTATAACTAATGTTGAAAAGCAAAAGTGCGAGCTTGATAATCCGTTGATATTAATATGTATGTCAGAAATACCTAACATACGTAAAATACAAAACGTGTTAGAATATGTTATTAAAAACAATAGAGCGCTTTTAATAGTAGCGCCAGTTAGCCAGCAAGTTAAATCTGCACTTTTAATGAATAAAGTAAAAGGCAACATTAAAGTCAATATTATTGATTTACCAGGCTTTGGCCCTACCAAAAAAGATACATGCGAAGATTTAGCTATATTAACAGGTGCTAAATTAATGAATGAAGAGCTAGGTGATGATTTAGATTTAATGAAGCCTGACTGTTTAGGTGAAGCAGAATTTGTAGTAACAGATAACAATAGTACCGTAATAACTACTGTAGAATTTGAAGATAACGATTTAGAAGAAAGAATAGATCAAGTCGCAAAACTAGTTGCTGATGAAAAAAATAGTTTTCTTAAAAAGAAGCTAGAGCAAAGACTGTCTATGTTATCAGGTTCAGTTGGTATTATTAAAGTAGGCGCTGATTCTAAAGTTGAGCTTAAAGAAAAGAAAGATAGAGTTGAAGACGCAATATACGCAACTAAAGCAGCACTAAAAGAAGGTATAGTACCAGGGGGCGGCGTAGCACTCTTTAACGCTTCTCAAAAAATTTCGACCGACACAGCCGGTGAAGAAGCACTAGCTGAAGCTATAATAGCTCCAATGGCTACTATACTAGATAACGCTGGTATTGATACAAGTATTGAACTTCCAGATAAACAAGGCGAAGGAATTAATGTTATAACTGGTAAGTGTGTTGATATGATAGAAGAAGGTATTATAGATCCAGTGCTTGTAACTAAATCAGCACTTAAAAATGCAGTAAGTGTTGTTATGACTATTGTGTCTGCAGACTGTGTAATTTCAAATGTTAGAATAGATGAAGGCAGTTAATTATTACGTAGTTGTAGATAAAATAAAAAATGAAGAAAAAACTATAGCTGGACTTATTGTCACTGAAAGTATAGATGAAGACAATAGATATAACAAAGCTAAAGTAATTTCTGTAGGTAATTTAGTAGAAGGTATTAATGAAAACGATGTTGTACACTACGATAAACACGCTGGTCATGGTATACAATATAAAGATAAACTTTATTTTGTCATCAAGGCAAGTGATATTGTATTAGTAGATTAAACATAAACTAAAAACCTTAAACTATAAACATAAAATCTTTAAACAAATTTATTAATTATTAAAAACAAAATTATGAACTTATTAAAGTTTAAAAAAGTAGCATCTAGCGCGAACGACGCTAACATAGCTTATTTAGTTAATCCTGATAAAATAAAAGGGATTGTAACTGCAAGTACTTCTACTGATATATTCTTAGCTCCAGCCGACGGAACAAACAACGATACTGTTGGTGACAAGATTGTTATTACTCACGGGGCGACAGATGGAGAAGCTATCACAGATAAAATATTAGAGTTTGCTTATGGCAATAAGTCGAACGGTGGCGTTCCAGTTACTGTTGACGTTGACTTTTTCCCAGGAATTACAGATCTAGTTTTAACAGCTGTATAATTATTAACTTATAAAAAATAAAAAAATGAGATTTATAAAATTTAGAAGAGACGCAAATATAAGCTTCTACGTTCAAGCTGATAAAATAGAGTTATTAGAATCTTCGTCTAACACAAACGTACATGTTTATGCTAATTTCACTAACGATGATTTAGCTACAGATAGATTGCTACTAACTACTGCTGCTGGCAAAGCTCAAGAAACACTTGACGCGTTAGGTGAGCACATATCTGAACCACGTGGGACTGCAATATTAGCTGTAACTAGTGATTTGTTTAGACATATTGAAGGAATAGGTATAGACATACAGTAATTGAGATTAACTAGTCACGACATACGTGAATTACAAATCCTTAAGTATTACAGGCTCACAAGAAAGTGGGCTTGTAAGACTTACGGGTTAACAGATGCCGAGCTTGAACTGCTAATATTTTTAGATTGTCAAGGTCGGTTTACAAGACAAGAGTTTATAGACGGTACTTATACTATGAGTTGGGATAAGAAACGTTGGGATAAACTAAGAAAACTAGGCTGGATAGAAGTATGGCGTCATCGAAATCGAACAACGATTAAGTACAGCGTTTTTAAAACTTCATTTAAATGCAGCCAACTTATAAGTAGAATATACCGTGTCTTACTCGGAGAAGAAGATTTGCCAGTATCAGATCGTAGTGTATTTTACAATAACAAAACATATACAGATAAAGTTTTTAATAAAGCTATTGACGATATGATTAAAGATCCAACAAGATAATGGCATTTAAACAAAGAAACAACCCTTTTAAAAAAAATAGTCCTCTTAAATCAAACGGACCACAAACAGCAAAAGTTTTTGGCGGTAGAGGAGTTGTTGACGTTAGTACTGACGCAGGCAAAAGATTACTTAAAGAAATAAACAGTATACCTACTGTAAGATCTAGCGATCCTGGAAGAGTTGCAAAGTCAAGTTTTGGTAAAGTAAAAAATATTCTTAAAAAACACACGGGCAAACTTTTAAACTTAGGAGTTAAGTCATCAGTAATTTTAGGTATGTTTGATCCTGTATCTGCCGGTAAAGGCTCTACTACGTTAGATAAAGATAAGTATGACTTAATGAAAAATATAAAAGACTAAACATGGCTTTTAAGTTAGACAAAGAATCAAGAAAATATAGAACTCCTGATAACACTCAAATAATTAAGAAAAAATTAGATGAAGGTATATTAGCTGAAGCAAATATGGACGGAACTATATTTGTTAGTGATACTGTTGACTTAGATACACCTGAAGGCAAAAGAGCTGTTAATCATGAAATGCAACACATTACAGACATGAAGACAGGTAGATCTACTTATACTGATGACTATGTTTTACACGACGGGCAAATGTGGCCTAGATTAAATGGCTATATATTAGATCCTTTTACTGGTAAAAAATATGAAGAAGGTAGTAGAGAACTTCCTTGGGAAAAAAATAAGATATGATAAACAATTTAGTAGGAGGTTTGTTTGGTAAAATTGTTGATAATGCTGAAGGTATACTCGACAAAGTTATTACTACAGACAAAGAAAGAGACGAAGCAAAACTTGCTTTAAAAAAATTATTACTAGACGCAGAAAAAGAAGCTTTTGCAAAAGAAGTTGAAGATCGTAAGTCTGCGCGTGATATGTATAAAGACGATGCTATTATACAAAAAGTATTAGCAACATTATTTACTGTAGCTTATTTTGGTATTACATTTGTAATGTTTAATTATTTTGTAACTAAAACCATAGAGCTAGGTGAGTTTGAGATTAGCTTTATATCAACAATATTTGGTGCTATGAGCGCTAAAGTAAATACAATAATAGACTTCTTCTTCGGTGGAAGCTCAAAGAAAAACGAACAAATAAAAGAAAAATAAAATGGCATTTAAAGATCCAACAGATTACGCATTTGGTCAGTTAGGTAGTATACATGTAGCTGGAACTAACGCAGTAACATTGATAGGTGGTAATGACACTGACCTTACACCTGCTAGCAATATAAACAGAATAACAAAAGTTTTTGTAGCAATAACATTTTTAGAAGATACAGTTTTTGCTAGCGATGCTGAAGGTTTAGCACCTGCAGACTTGCAAAATTTTCCAAGTTCAGATGGAACTAGTACAGATATTGATGCTGACGGTGGTTCAGTTGTAGACTCTGAAACTTTTCCAAAAGGCGTTACTATATATGGTAGATGGACAGGTTTTAAACTAGCCTCTGGTAGAGTTATAGCTTACGTAGGTGTATAATGTTAGGACTAGGCAATAGCATAACAGGCGGCACAGCTTTAGCAGATCCAGTAATAGGAGAAATTGATCCTACTAGATTAAAAATTTGGTTAAAAAGAGGTACTGGTCAAACTATATCAGGAGGAAAACTAACTAATTGGGCTGATTCTAGTGGTAACTCAAACTTTTTTAGCCAAAGTCAAGATGCTAATAGACCATTAATATCAGGAGATGAGGTTACTTTTGATGGTACAATAAATTCTTTTTTATTTTTATCTGCTAGTTTTGGTACGCAAATTAGCTTTTCAGCATTTACGTTTATGTTTGTTTTAAATCCAAATGAAAGCGCAACTTTAGATGATGAGTTTATTTTTGGTGTTACTGGTAGAGATGGAGTAGTAATTTATAAAGATAGAGATATCTCAAGAGTATCAATCAATAAAAATGATAGTCAAACAGTAATAGATGGGAGTATAGATTTTCCAACAGGAGATAATGATTTTTTACTTACTGTAACTAGAGCAGGTAATGGAGATATAGCGATTCGCATAAACGGTAGTGGATCAGGAACAGGAACTTCTAATATTAGCAATCAGTTTGATTTGACGAATATAGGTATGCCAATAGGAGGTTCAGACACAGGTTTTAATGGTCAAATAAACGAAATAGTTGTATACGATACAGATTTAACAGGAAGCGATTTAACAAACGCTGAAAACGATGTTATGAATAGAAGTAACATCTCTTAATAATAATTAATTAAATTAAATAAAATGGCAAAAAGAAAAACACCTAAGACGAAAAATCTTAGACCAGAAAAAATTACAGACGCTCAACTTTCAAAAGTGCAAAATGTAATAAAAGGTATTAACGAAGGTCAAATGCAGCTAGGAATGTTAGAAACAAAAAAGCACGCATTACTACATGACATCATGCAGCTTCAAAGTATGGTGAATACAATACAGCAAGAATTTAAAAAAGAATATGGTGATGTCGATATTGACATAACTAATGGTAAAATAGAATATAATAAAAATGAGCAAGTTAATTCGTAAAATAACTATAGGTAAAGATTATAAAATAGACGCTATGCACTATGCTGTCGGCCAAGAGGTTTATGGCGGACATACTATTTGTGATATAGTAGAAGAAAAAGATAAATATAGTGTTTATATTAAAAAAAACAAAGACGTTATGCCTTGGAAAGATTTTAATAAAAACATGGCGGTATCTGTTGAATATAATTTAGAATATTAGTGAAAACACCTCATAACTTTATAGTTGAGCCTTTAGGCGAAAGATATAATAACGTAAAAAAAATAGGTGATTCAGAGCTAATATTAAATACTGAAATTTTTAATCATGAGTTTATAAACAGAAAAGCTGTAGTAAAAGCAGTTCCAACAGCTCGTGAAACTAAAATACAAGTTGGTGACACTGTAATTGTCCATCATAATGTTTTTAGAAGATGGTATGACGTTAAAGGTAACGAAAAAAATAGTAAGTCTTTTTTTAACGAAAATACTTATATAGTTAGTGAAGATCAAATATTTTTATATAAAACTCCTACTAACTGGTCAAGATTTAAAGAGGCTTATTGGAAAGCTTGCGATGGATATTGTTTTGTTCAACCAATAAAACAAAGAAATAGTTTAGCTGAAGAAAAAGAAGAGCAATGCATAGGTATTGTTAAATACACAGACGGCGTAAACGAGGTTGGTGAGCTAATTGGATTTACACCTTTTTCAACTTACGAGTTTGTTATTGACAATACTAGACTTTACCGCGTTTTAAATAAATTTATTACAATTAAATATGAGTATCAAGGAAACGAAGAAGCGTATAATCCTAGCTGGGCGTAAAGCTGTTGATGAATTAATTAAAGTTGCGCAAGAGCAGATTATTACAAATACAGATGATGATGTTTCTGCTGACAGATTAAAAAACGCGGCGGCTACTAAAAAACTAGCTATATTCGATGCTTTTGAAATACTTAACCGTATACAAGAAGAAGAGAATATATTAGAGGGTAAAGACCCTGAAGAGAAAAAAGAAAGAGTGTTTAAAGGCTTTGCCGAAGGAAGATCTAGGTAATGTACGAGCAAACACTATATAAAATTGTTGAACCTATTAAGAAGACAACTATAAGTCGACTTAATAAAAAGAAATTATGGAAATATGGATATAATAAAGAACATGATATTGTGGTTATCTCTAAAACTGGAAAAATTGGACAAGTGGTGGAGATTCAAAATCTGCGAATTGGGTTGCCGCTTGAACCGAAATCAGTGCATTTGTTCGACAAAGGCAAATGGCAAAGATTAGAATATCCTAAAGAATTAAGCAGGTTAAAAAGTATATTTGATTGGAGAGCATACCCTGAAGAGTCAAAAGACAAATGGTATGATTATATAGACGAAGAATTTAAACGCCGCGACGAAGGATTTTGGTTTGTGAATAATGATAAACCAACGTATATAACAGGTAGTCATTATATGTATCTTCAATGGAGTAAAATAGATGTTGGCGCGCCTGATTTTAGAGAGGCCAACAGACTGTTCTTTATATTTTGGGAAGCTTGTAAGGCTGACGAAAGATGTTACGGTATGTGCTATTTAAAAAATAGACGTAGTGGATTTTCGTTTATGAGCTCGGCTGAAACGGTTAACTTAGCTACAATATCGAGTGATGCTAGATATGGAATATTATCTAAAAGTGGTGCTGATGCTAAAAAGATGTTTACCGATAAAGTTGTACCAATATCTGTCAACTATCCGTTTTTCTTTAAACCGATACAAGACGGTATGGACAGGCCTAAAAGTGAACTTGCTTATAGGGT